ACGGCACCCCCCGAATCCGGGGCCCCGTACCCACAGCCCGAAACGCGTCCCTTATGCCTCAAGCGCTGGTAGAATTTTTTGAAATTTTTGCAGAAATTGCGACTTGACTATCTACTTGACGATTCAGTTGACGATAGGGGGTAGTCCACACGGATAGAGGGTAATTCGCATCCTGCCTTACCGCTTATCGCTACAAGCGCAGCGATTTTGAGAACGTGTTCATTAGATCGACATGTCCATGGAACGTGTACATTGCGATCTGCTGTACACCGATTGCGTGAATAGTGAATCTCGGGTTATAATCCGGGCCACCTACAATAAGCTGAGACTTATAATGAGCAGACTGCTAAAGTACAAATGGGCTTGGATCATCTGGGCACTCTTGTTCGCCGTCATCGAAATCAAAGCGATACTCGACGACGACAAGGGCGCGGGCGATTACACGTTGTCGCATTTTGTTCGACGCGCAATCGGTGCGTACAAGACATCACCCAAAATGAATTCAGCGAACTGGGCTGCGCGAGCTGCAATTGGCGCGCTCCTAATTTGGCTCTGGCCGCACTTCAAAGTTTTGATGGGGATTTTCTAATGCGAACTGACCATGAGAAAATGCTCGACGACGAATTCATGACCGACGAAGAAAAGTCGATACGTCGCATCGAAGAAGCCGGCATCATCCGTACACCATTGCAGAGTCGCAAGCTCGCGAATGAAAGACTGCGAGTGGCGATCTGCGAGTTAACGGATGCAAACATTACAAACGTGCAAGTGTGGCTCGATAAAATCTCCACGGAAGACCCGGCGAAAGCGCTCGACATTATCTTACGCATGTTGGAATTCAGCGTGCCGAAACTGTCGCGCGTCGAGTCTCAGGTCACGACGAATCCGGGCGCTAGCAATCTTGGTGATCTGACAGTGCGTGACCTACAGGAAATGGTAACAGCGCGCCGGGACTCGGACCGCACGCACGAGGGCGAAGCTGAAGACGCCGACTTCAAGGATTTGCTGTGACGTACGCGGTGACAGGAGACGTGCTGCATTTTATCGGCCCGCAAAGGGGAGCTTTTGAATACGCTCTTATACGCGCAGGTTGGCGAGCGGAACTTACGCGACCACACAATCAGAAAAGCAACGCGCGAAAACTCGTGAGGCCCAAGGCATGACTTTCGACATCGCTGTGTACGTTGTACTTGGTGCGTACCTTGGGATCATCGTCTCGTTCGTGATCGCGCTGTGGCTAGAAAAGCGTCGTGGTTGACATTTGTGGCCGGTAAAGCGTATTATCGCCGGGCGATACGGGAATTCAATCATCCGAGGATCATACAATGTTAGATAAAGCAAACGACGAAGGCGAATTCGTCTTCACACGGCGATCTGCCCTTCAGTTCAAGACAGGCACACTGCGCGTCGGCGACGACGTTGACGGCACGACTGACCGAATAGCCCTTCCAGTAGGCGCCAAGCTCATTGAACTTTCATCGACAGCAGACTGCTACATCATGTTTGGTGACGACTCAGTTGACGCGACAGCCACCATCGGCAACGACGGTGTGAATAGTAAGCTGTTCATGGCCGGCGTTCAGATCGTTGAAGTGCCAAGTCCGGGCGGCGTGCTCGCGACAGACATCGCATACATTCAAGTTGCAGCAGCCGGCTTCATTCAGGCCGAGCAACTGGTTTAATCATGGCAAGGCGAATGCTATCGCTGCGCGGCGCAGTCCGGGCACGCGACATACGCGCAGGCGCGGGCGGTGGCGGTGGCGGCGCAGCTTTCGATCCTGAGAGTATTGCGGGCTTGGAATTGTGGCTCGACGCTACGGACGCGGCCACCATTACCGGCACAGCTTCTCTCGTTACTGGGTGGGACGATAAGTCCACCGCTGGCAACGACGTAACAGCAGCCGGCGCAGCGCGCCCGTCGCAGAGCACAATCAACGGGCTCAACGCGATAACTTTCGACGGTGCGGCTGAAGCAATGTCGCTCGCTTCCGCTAGCGTCACCGGACTTGACGGCCCAGACATCACGATCTTTGCCGCAGTCAACAAGCAGTTTGACGAAGCGGACAGTTGGCCCGGAGCTTTCGCACGCGGTAGTGGTGCGTGGGGGGCCGGTTGGCGTCTAGCATCTTCCGATGCCGGTGGCTCCAATATGTATTTCTCGGCAGCTCAGTACACTTCGGATGCTGCTTTAATCTCAGCCGCGCCATCCGGTGCTGACGCCTTTGCTTTGTGGGCAGCGGATCATGAAGATGCCGGGGGAGTGAAGCACGGATACTTGAACAACGTGCTTGCAGGAACCGACACGTCGGGCCTAATCTCTGGCGCCTCTAGTCACGACCTTACCATCGGGCAACCGGGAACGAATACCACTTACTCACTGTTTGGTTCAATCGGCGAAATCCTAGTTTACAACAGCGTGCTCTCGGAAGAAGACAGGTTGACCGTCTCCGAATATCTCGCCGACAAGTGGGGCTTTGTACTACCAGTCTCCGATCCAAGTTTCGCCAGTGTCACACTCTTGCTTGACTTCGCAGGTGCCGATGAAGGTACTGACACTACTGACTTGTCGCTTCTCGGCCATACCGAAACTTTCATAGCTTCGACGGTGCTCGATACTGACTTAACGTATCTGGGCAAGAACACTTTAATACCTGTTGGCAGCACAGGCCGGCTAGAATTTCCAAGTCACGCCGCTTGGGAACATTTGGCAAGCACCAGTTTTACGTGGGAGTGTGGAGTGCGCTTTATCTCTACCGCTGGCACGCAAACTTTGCTTTCCAATTTCGACGGCACCGTTGGTCTCGGGTGGCGACATAATTTTTGTCAACACAGGTATAAGTGAAAAAACAGAAACGTGGGTGCCGAGCGTGGACACTTGGTATCACGTCGCGGTATGTCGTGATGGCACTAGCTTGCGGATATTCATAGACGGTGTAGAGCTTGGTACAGCAACTACATTCTCAGGGAAAATCTGGCAGGGCACCACTGGCTTTAACGTGGGCGCCGCGCGAGTTTCAACTGAGTCTGTGAACGGAAACATGTGTCGCCCGGTACACAGCAAACTTCACACCACCCACGGAATTCTACCCGATAGTATAACGGAGATTTCAGATGGCGCGAGTACAAGCGTTCACTGAGGAAGATGCCGCCATCGAATTGCTGAAGCGTAAACGCTCTCAGCAATCTCTCCATTCGTTTGCGCTCAACATCGACATACCCGGTGCGCCGATGGACGCGCTGTGCCCGGACGAAGATTTACTCGGGCCGGCGCGCAGCTTAATGACAAAGCATCACGCCCTGATCCTCGACGCCGCGCAGACTACGATGAACACACCATTCGGGCGTGCGATGTTTTTTCTCCCGCCCGGCAGCGCGAAGTCATCACTACTGACAGTCGTGGCGTCCGCGTGGGAAATGGGACGCAAGAAAAAGTCAAGGTTGATTACTGCGAGCTACGCGGATAAGATTGCAAAGAAGCAGTCGCGTCGTTGTATCCAGCTTTGCAAGTCCGACAAGTACAGTCAAATTTGGGACGATCCTGTTAGCATGGTGCGCGACGCGACTGACGATTGGTCGCTCGATAACGAAAGTGAATACATGGCTGCTGGCATCATGGCCGGCATCACAGGTAACAGAGCGTCAGGTGTAACGATTGATGACCCGGTCGCCGGGCGCGAGGAAGCCGACTCGCCGACGACACGACAGAAAACTCTCGACGGCTATCAGGATGACATACTCACTCGACTGCTTCCGGGCGCATGGGTCATGCTCATCATGACACGATGGAACCAACAAGATTTAGCCGGCTGCATTCTTCCAGAAGATTACAATGGTGAGTCAGGCTTTATTAAATGTCGCGACGGCATGATGTGGTACGTCCTGAACATCCCGGCGAAAGCTGAACGCCCGGACGATCCGCTCGGTCGCGAAATCGGCGAATACTTGTGGCCTGAGTTTTTCCCCGAACAGCATTGGCGAATTTTTGAAAACGCAGCAGGCCGAGAAGGTCGCCGCGTATGGGCGTCTCTGTATCAGCAGCGCCCGGCACCAGAAGAAGGCGGCGACATCGACCGCACGAAAATCAATTGGTACAAGCGCGGCGAAGAACCACCATTTGAAAACATGGCGCTGTACGGTGCGTCAGATTACGCAGTCACAGATAAGGGCGGCGATTATTCCGAGCACATGATTTGGGGTCAGGACAGCGGCGGCGATCTTTGGGGCTTGCGTTCGTGGACCGGACAGAAGACGCCAGACGTTTCAGTTGACGCGATGCTCGACATGGTCGTCGGTGCTAAACCTAATTTGATTCGCATGTGGTTCAACGAAGGCGGCAACATCGACAAAGCTGTGCGACCGCTCATCAACAAGATGATGAAAGAGCGTCGCGTGTACATTGATATACGCGCGCTACCGAGCATGAAAGATAAGCGCGCGAAAGTTGCAGCGTTTATCTCACGACTGAACGCCGGACATGTCTGGCTGCCTGACGAGCCGTGGGCGCACGATCTGGTTGACCAACTTGCGACTATGAATTCAGGCGGCAGATACGACGATAAAGCGGACGTAGCAGGGCTCATCGGTCGAGCGATGGATCAGTTCCGCGACGTGCGTATCGAAACAGTCGTGAGGAAACAAGGCATTAAGCCGTTCACAGCAGAATGGCTCGAATACGATGAGGCGAAGCAAAAGCAGGGGGTACGATACAGATGAGAATTCTGATAGAATACGCTCGATCTTGGAGACAACTAATATGACCGATCTGACACCGGAAGAAAAGAAAGCCAACGCTCAAGAAGCGAAGGCAGTTAAGGCTATATTAAAGTCGTACAACGCCGCGCGAGCTTTTGACAAAGACGCGCGCAAAGCGTACGCGCAAGACCGGCTGTACGCTTCCGGTAAAGCCAACCCAGATTGGGCTGTCGATGCGAATATGATTGGCACGTTCATCGACATCCTTGTCAGCTTCCTGTTCGCCAAGAACCCAGACATCAGCGCAGCGCCCGGCGAACAAGTCGGAAAAACCCCAGACGAAAACGCAGAGCTTTTTGCAGACACAATGCGAATTGTTATTCGTCGTTTGTGGAAAGATGCGAAGCTGAAAAAGGCTGTGCGAAAATCATTACGTTCGAGCCTGTCAATCGGACCCGGCTGGCTCAAAGGGCTCATGATAACGCAGTCGAAGAACGATCCGCTTGTCGAGAAAGACCTGAACGATGCGCGAGATAACATGGCTCGCCTGATGGCAACCCGGAAAGAAATTAAGGAAGACGAAGGGCTGACGAAAGATGAGCAAGATGTTTTACAGCAGAACGCAGAGTTGCTTGTTGAAAGCCTGACAAACAAACTCGAAGTAGTTATTCGACGAGGGTTGGCACTTGATTTTGTCCGGGGCGAAGACGTGCAAGTCAGCCTCGACGTTTCTGAGATAAGCGACTACCTCGATGCGAATTGGGTAGCTAATCAGATGTTCGTGCAGAAGGGCGACGTGCGCGGAATGTTCGAGCGCTTCACAGCGGACGACATGAAAGACGCGAAGATATTCTACCAGCGTAAGGTCGCTGACACTGGCGAACCCACGGGCGACGTTACAGCCAGAGACGCTGAGAAATTCACACAGTCAGCAGAGACAGACGGCGACGAAGTCCCGTTCGTTCGAGTGATTGAATTCTGGGACAAGCGCGACAACCACATTAAGACAATGGTGGATGGCGTTAACCGATGGGCACGCGAACCGTACCAGCCGGCAAACGCAACCACACGCTTTTATCCGTACTTCCTGATCGCGCTGTTCGAGGTTGACGGCGACCGTCACCCGCAGTCGTTGTCCGGCAGACTGATGAAGTTGCAGGACGAGTACGCAAGTGCGCGATCTGCCGGGCGCCTCGCGCGCAGTCGGTCGATACCGGGCACCATATTCGACTCTGGTACGATTGAACCGGGTGACATCGCAAAGATCGAAGCTGCCGTCGAGCAAGAGTATGTCGGCGTGCGACCAATAGCCGGGGGTAAACTTGCAGACTCATTCGCGCCGAAACCAGTTGGCCGATACGATCCCAGAATTTACGATACCGGGCCGTCAGTTCGTGACATGGAACGCGTCAGCGGCGTGCAAGAAGCGCTCTCACAAGCTGGTGGGCAGAAGACCGCTACCGAAGCGAACATCGAACAAGCAGGTTTTGCTTCACGCACGGGCGCGGATCGCGACACGCAAGAAGACATGCTCACCGACTTGGCGCAGTACACAGCCGAGCTAGCTATCCAAGCGCTCCCTTATGAGTACGTCAAGAAGATCGCAGGCGAACTTGCTTTCTGGCCGGAAGGCTTAGAGGTTGAAGATGTCGTCACGCAGATCAATCTTGACATCGAAGCCGGCTCCACGGGCGCCCCGAATAGGGAACAGGAACGGCAGTCATGGTCAGTCATCATGCCGCTGCTCCGTGAAACTATGGTCATCATTCAACAGGCGCAAGCGACTGGTAACATACCGCTCGCCGAAGCGCTCACTGAGCTGCTTGAGGAAACGATGCAGCGCATGGGCGACCGAACAAACTTGGACCGCTTCTTGCCGAAGCTCGCGGCCACACCCACCGGGGCAACTCCGATGGGTGATACTGGCGGGCAAGCCACACCACAAGTAAAGGGACAGCAAGCA